CTCGTCATTACAGCTCCTGAAGCCAACACATTAGTTGCATCCGTTACATCTGCACTTGCTTCAATACCATCTAGCTTAGTTTCGTCAGCATCTGTAAAAGCATTAGTGTTTGCATTACTTTCATAAGCAGTTTTAATTTGAGCAGCAGTCTGGTCAGCAGTTGCACCAGATTCTATTCCATCTAATTTTGTTCCGTCTGTAGAAACATTTCTACCATCAACTGTTCCTGCAAGTATTATGTTTCCTTCAAAAGTAGCATCTTGTGAACTATCTATTGTTAAAGCTAATGTATTTGCTGTGTTTATTTTTAAATCACCAGTAGCTGTAGTTATTTCATTTCCTCCAGCAGATACAATAAACCTCATATCATAATCATCACTAGCAGGAGCTTTTATATCTATAAAACCACCACTTGCACCGCCAAGTTCAACACTTGCTAAACCAGAAGCTGAGGTTATAGATAAATCACCACCATTTACTGCTACATCACCACTAAAAGTTCCAGTAGTTCCAGATATTGTTCCCCCTATAACATTACCTGTTAGATTACCAGTTACATTACCAGTTACATTACCCGTTACATCACCTGTAATATTACCTGTAAAAGTTCCAGCTATAGCACCAGTTCCAGTAATCGTTGGAGAGGTTAATGATTTGTTTGTTAATACTTGTGTTGTTGTAAGCTTTACAATATCAGCAGGAAAAACACAGTTAATTAAATTTCCAGTTACACTTCCTTCTAAATTAGCAATTAAAGTAGCTACTGCATATCCTGTTCCACTTGTATTTACTGTTGTAGTAGGTTCTACTTGTAAATCTTTAAACAACCTGTATTTACCTGTTAGAGCTTCTCTAAATAATCCAGAGTATAGTGTAGTGTTAGAAGGATGATATTTTCCATAAAAACCTATGTCAACTGCATCTGATGCTGTATTATTATTTGCTAATACAATTAAAGGGTCTTTAACCGTTAATGTATCTGTTCCTACTGTTGTAGTACTTCCTTCTACTATTAAGTTTCCAATTACTGTTAAATTGCTACCTATTTTAGCATCTCCATAAACATGGAGGTTTAATCCTGATTCTGGTGTCACTCCTATTCCTACTTGTGTAGTAGAAAGAAACATAGGAGAATTATTACCAAAACCATCAGTTAGTTGTTTAGCACCAACTGTTATATTTCCATTATCAGAGAACTTGACAAGCGACTGATAAGTATTTTTTATTTTATTTCCTGAAAGTGTAGCCATTATCTTTCTTTTTTAAATAAGTTAGTAATTTTTTGACATTAACCTCTTTGGGTTTGTAATTCTTTTTTATAATACCCATCCGTGAAATCCTGTGTCTTTGTCTGGATAAATATCTTGGTTAGAATTACTATAATACTCATTAAATTTAGAAGGTGCAGTGTAAGTCATATAATCTATAAATCTTTGTGCATAATACTCGGCAAAATCTCTTTCCTTTTGAATTAAGAAATCTATTTCTTCCTTATTAGCTATTTGACTGTTTTCAGAGTTATGTTTATATACGCCTCCATTTGATATAGAATATGCTGCAAAAGGCAAGTATTCAACCATAGCAAAATGTATAAGCATAGGTTGTATATAATCGTTTACTAAATCTAAGTAATCTCCACTTAAATTTCCTGCTATTATATCAGCACTTATCTTGTTGTATAAAGCTGTGCCTAAATAGTTTTGTACATGAATTTCTTGTGCCAAACTAATAAACTGTATAAATTTATCTGTATCTACATTTGAATTTAATGCAGTGTTTTTCACTAAATCTGACCTTTTTATAAATAGTGCTGTTGCCATTATTCTTCTATATTTATTTGTTTTTCTTCTATTTGTACACTATCATCCTTTTTTATTCCTGTTTCTTTTTCTATTTCTGCATCTGTAACAGCATTAGTTAAATCAGTAAATTCTAAAGGTTGTAGTGTTTTAAAGTATATGTCTAATTCAATTCCGTTATACATTAATACTTTTTCTAGCTCATCTAGTATAGTAACTTGCATAGGTCTTATAACTGTATTATCCATAAGTAAAGATGCTGTTTGTAGTTCTTCAGCGTTATTTCCTAAACCTGTATTATCTTTTATACCTACAAGCATAGGAGACACAATTCTATGTGATACCATTACTTTTCTCATAGATTCATCACTAAGAAATTTGTATTGCTCATGTGCATCACTTAGTATAACTGGCTCAATACTTGCAGAAAGCTCTTTGCTATCGTTAAATGCTAATATAAATCTACCAGCATTAGAAGAACCACTGAATTTTTCTTGTATGTTTTGTTCTATAAGAGACCTTTGTTCTTCTGTAGGAACACCATTATTAAAGTTAATAAGCATACTTGGAGCAAGTCCATTTTGTATGTTGTTTATATGATAATTAGCTATCTCTTCTTCTAGTTCTGCGTATTGTAAACCTCCTTGATAATCTACAGGTGAATAATAATAAAATCCAGCTCTATAAGGTTTAATATATAATATTTCTAATCCTGAGTTGCTTGTTCCAAATGCAGGTATTCTTTTAGGATTCGTCTTGTAATTAACCTCTGACCAGTCTTTAGCATAGTAATAACCCTGTATTTCACCCTTGTTATTTGCTTTCTCTGCTCTTAACGTCTCTACAGGTATGTGTTCTACTTGCACAATCTTTTTTCTGTCCTTAGAATAGATTATTTGAATTGCAGCTTGACCCATCATTTTATAGTCGTAGCATACTTTTTTCATACAAGATTTAGTAAAGAGCTCTTTCATCTCTATATAATCTTTCTTTTTTGTGTCTTCTTCTACAGCATCAATCCCTTTGCCATATATCATTTCTGCTATACCATTAATAGCCGCATTATTTGTAGGACTACCATTATATCTGTCTATTAAATAACTAAAATAATTATTGTCATCTCCATATTCTACCCAATCCCTGTTGTATTGTTCTTTTATTTCAGGTCTTGTATAAGATGACATATTGACTATATGTATCTTTCCTTTTTCTACTTTAGGCAAAGGTTTACTATTATATCTTTTTTTTGCCATTTTATTTACTTTTCTCATATTATTACAAAATCGTTATCGTATGTGTTTTCTGTAGTGTATTCTCCAGAGTGTACATCAAAGGTATTAAAATTAGTTTGATTTGTACAGAAAATAGAACCTCTATATATTACCGTAGAGCCACTTTTAATTACAAATGAATAAAACCTATCTTGTACTAAAGAAAAACTCCCTGTAATCGTCATATAACCGTTAGAATTAGCTACAGTAACAGAAACAGCACTTGTAGTTCTTTTAGACTTATCAGTTAATTGAAATGTAACCGAGCTTGGTGTACTTCTAGGAATTACCTTAAAACTCTGAGAATCTGTTGATGTAGTTAATATTACCATATTATAAGTAACAAATAATCTTTAATTTGTTTTCATAAAAAAAGGGATACCGAAGCACCCCTTTATTTAACCCTATTAAATTTAGTTATTATGTATTACTTCCTACTGTTGGTGTAGCAAATCCTGCATCTGTTAATGCAGCAGCAACTGTACCGTTACTAGCAACATCAAGAAAGTTAGCAGGTACTTTTTCCATACCAGTTAACGTAAGTGTATATCCACTTAAATCTCCCATCGCAGCTCCAGTTACTATTGTTCCACCAGAAACATCAGCACCGTTTTCTAATCCCATAAGAAATAAGTTTTTATTATAATCTTCTACAACAACATGAGGTCGACCATAAGCCATTAGCTTAAGCTCTTTGTTGTCTTCTTTAGTTAATTTGTGTAGTGTTAAATTTAATGTTTGTTCAAAGAATGTAGTTCCGTTTTCTCTTGATGAGGTTATATTCTGCTCAAATGATGAGTTTCCTTTAACTTCGTACTTAAAACTAGCAACATTGCTTCCTACACTAGCTACAATATCTGTATCAGTAGTGTATGTTATAGCACTAAAATCTCCAAAATCTACAAAATAAACATTTTTAATACCTCCAACAACATCTTTACAAGGTTCTTTTCTACCTAATGATAAATCGCAAGCCATAGTTTATTATTTTTATTATAAAAAAAAGGGTAAGCAGATATACAGCTACCTACCCTAATTTTTGATTAATTTAATTTATTAAGAATAAAGAACTATATCAGAACCTATTCCATACTGTACTCCAGCAGTAAATCTCATAACAACTCTTACGTTTTGAGAACCGTCTAAGTCAGCCATATCAATCAACTTAACTTCATTGTGGTCAGATAAAAGACCAGTTCCAAAGAATAAGTTTGATTTTTCAGCAGCTACTGCATGATTGTCAACCAATCCATTAGCAACAAATAATCTTACACCATCAAAAGATAGTGCTCCATTTTGCCACCACATTGTACCTTGATTAGCAACACCGTTAGCTCCAATGCTAGATACGTTTTCAGAACCAGCAGCGTTTTCTAGTATTCCAAATCCTCCTAAAGCTCTTACATAAGCTCTAGCAATATTTTGAGATACATAGATAAATAAATCTTCTTTACCGTATAAAGCAGAAGGAATAGCATCAACTATTTTTCCAAGCTCTGCAATAACATTAGAAGAAGTTACAGCAGCTTTTGCAACGTCAATAACGGTAGCATCAGCAGCTAATAAAGCTTCAAATCCGTCAAACTCACCAGCATTTCCGTTAACACCTGACCAAATGTTTTTTTCTGTTTTTTCAGCAACTAATCCAGATACATGACCAATTAAGTAGTCACTAAATTTAGGAGGTAGGTTGTCAAATGCAGAATATCCCATTGATACAGCTTCCCAGTCACTTCTAAAGTCTTTCTTACAAAGCTCTAAATTTACTTGGAACTCTTCTGGTTGAAGGATTCTTTCAGTTAATGTAATAGCAGCAGTGTCAGTAAAGTCACAAGTTGCATCTTTAATTACGTTAGCATCAGTAGCAATTTTCTTAATTACTTCTTTATACTTTACGTTTGGTTTGATTTCAATACCGCCTCTATCAAGTGTAACACCTGATAATAAAGCAGCAGAAATGTACTTGCCTGCAAATTCGCCAGCATAAGTACTTGTAATTGATGTAGTAGTAGCCATTTTTTAATTGTTTTTTTTAGTTTATTTTAAATTAGCAATTCTGTTCATTACTCTATCTCTTGTGCTCATTATTTTGTTTTGACCATAAGATTTAAAGTTTTGTTTTACTTCCCCTTCAGGGTTGTGTGATATTGGTTCTGAAGCTGGCTCAGAAGATAACTTCTCTATTTTGTTTTGCATAGATAGTTTTTCTTCACCATAACCTAATTTCATTTCCTCAATCATTCCTTTTAATTCAGAGATTTTAGAATCAAACTCGTCTCTCCCAACGTATTTAGTTTCATCCATTTCAATTTCTTGTGAAGCTTCCTCTATAACAGGAACTTCTTCTTGTAATTCTTCAGAAACAACTTCTTCAGAAGATAATTCCTCTTTAACCTCTTCTTGACAAGCAAGCTCAGTAAGTTCTTGAGATAGTTTTTCTTCTTCTTTAACTTGTTGCGAAAGATTTACTTCGTTTTTTACTTCAACTTCTTTTACTTCATCCTTTTTAACTAATGATAGTTTTTCCATGATGTCGTTTAAAATCGAGGTAGCTTTAGTGTTTTCCATAAATTTCGATTATTAAATTAATTTATTACTTAAATAACTGTATATAAAAAGATTGTTAGATTTTTATACTTTACCTACGCCTTGACTTCTTAAAGTTCCGTCACAACACTTTCTTGAGTATGTTCCGTCTTTACATAGGCAACCTCTTTTTTTACTTGTTGGTACAGCATTTCCTACTGTTTCATTTGTTTTTTTCATTTCTTACTGCTTTTAGGATGTTTGGTTGGTAACAAATCATAATCAGTTATATATTTAGCATTTTCTGGTCTGCTATTTCTTACCAAATACATGAAGGCATTTACCCTAGCGTGTGCCCATTGTGAAGGTGATTTGACGTTTGGTGAACGACTTGTGTTGTATGCTCCAAGACCTCTTTGAAATACCGAAGCCAACATACCAACAGTTATGCCATAACCTAATTTTTCTTTATATCTTTCATTAAAATCATCTGCTTTCTTTTGTAGTGAAGCTCTATCTTTTGCAGATACCTTAGCTCCTCTTTTGCCAGAAGCATCTCCTTTAGCTGTTCCTTTACCTTTTGGATTCTTGTTAGGAGTATCAGATTTTGGTGCTTTAGGACTTTTTCTTATTACTCCATCTTTACCAACTTCTGCTAACTTATGTTGTTCACAGGGCATATACCAAGTCTTGCCTTCAAACTCATGTTCGTGTATTCCTTTACAATCTAAATCTTCAGCCATCTTTTCAGCCATTTCTTTAGTTGAATATCCTAATCTATCATTTATAATTGCATGGTCTTTATCTACAATCATAGATGTCATTTCTATTTCACCTAATTCTTTTAATTTGCCTCTTGACCAATTTAAACCTGCTTTACCACCCCATAATAAATAAGAT